ACGAAATGTCAAAGGAACCCAGTGCCACCAAACAATCATGGGAACAAACAAGAGAAGAATTTGTCGGAGAAGCCACTGGTGATGAAAGAGCAATACGTCTGGCTGCCCACGCTCAACACGTCAAACAGGCAATAGCAGATGGAGAAAGGGTTCCCCTCGAAGTTTTAAATAACTATAAAAATAATGGATGGGCGCAAATTGCCATTGATAAGATTAAATCAAAGGGTGACGTTCAAACAGAATTAGCCGGGACGGACTCTTTTAATCTTGCCAATCCGGCCGCGCCAAGAGGAATGGGTGAAAATATAAAGGAAGTCATTCCGTCTGGAAACCTGTTTACGGAAGGAAAAAAGAAAGAAAGCGATATTCCTTTTAACCGTGGTGGAATATCCGGCCTCCAACAGTCCCAAGTCCAGTCTGTTATTGACCAGGCGCTTAAATCAATCTCCACCCCCCCCAAAGTCAATATCATTCAGTCTAATCAAGATTGCCCCGAATCTGTCCAAAAAATCATGGAAGAATATGAAATAGACGATGCTATGGGATTTACTCATAACGGTGAAGTCTATTTGGTGGCTAACAATATAAGAAATGAAGAAGAAATTCTCAGAACTATGGCCCACGAATTGACCCATAGCGGATTGGGTAGATTCTTCCAGAGACAGACACAGGGTAAGATTATGCCTGTACGCGCTGAATACGAAGTCCTGATGGACGCTATTTACAGGGCGCATACTGAAGAAGTAGAACAGTTATCCAAAACTACTCACACTCATTTAAACACCAGAACGGTTCAGGGAAGAAGACAAGCGTGTGAAGAATGGCTTTGCAACCAGTCTTATGAGTCCCAACCAAAGTGGTATGACAAGTTAGTTGCTATATTCAACGACCTTTTAAGAGCTGTTGGACTGAATGTCAAGTTGTCTGATGCGGAAGTCCGGGTAGTGTTGCAGGATGCATTTAAAGAGTTTGGGGGCGAGGGCGTCAATTTCAAAATAGCCCATCACGGAACACCGCATATTTGGATGCCTGAACCTGGGTTCCCTCATGGCAGACCGAGGCTGGATAAGATAGGAACAGGCGAAGGCGTAGCAGCGTTCGGATGGGGATGGTATTCGGCAGAAGCGGAAGGCGTGGGGGAAGAATATCGCAAGCAGTTATTAAGCGAGAAAATACAGACGTTAAGTGAGCCCAAGTCTTTAAAAATTAATGGGGAGCGCATTTTCACCCAAGAACGCACACCACGAAAGAATGCAGCGTTAATGTTAAACCGACTCGGCGGCATAGAAGCAATAAGGGCAGCGGAAGATAATGCTTCATACGGAGACAAATTTGATAAAGATGTATTGGATAGCCTATATGAATTAATCAACTCTAACACGAAAATTGAAATAGAAGAACATGACCCCGGTTCCCTCTACAAACTCGAAATCCCCGATGACGTTATTCCGAAGTTGCTGGATTGGGATAAACAGGTTGGCCATAAAATATGGGTAAAAATATTAACACAAATGCGGGCAGAAAACAGACCTGAGATATGGCACGACAGTGAAATGGGTAAAATATACGGGTTGCGAGGGAACGAAAGGGGATATCGAATATATTCATCATTGTCTAAAACTCTTGGTTCCGATAAGGCCGCTTCTAATTTTCTTGCTCGCGCAGGTATCCCCGGCAACAAGTATCTGGATTGGATGAGTAGGAACAAACCGCTTGCTGATATTAAAAAAGCATTTCTTGACGCTATTCCCGAAGACGCAGACTTCCATGAAGTTATGGAACTTATTGGAACAGGCGCATTTACAACAGAACAAGAAAGAGTGCTTAGGGCTATAAACGATAATGATTGGCTGGGGTTCGATTACCCATCGCAGGCTATTTCTGCTGCGTTTAGTAAAAATTTAAGCAATTATGAAGCATCACTGGAATTATTAAATTCCATATCTGATTTAAAAAATGCGAACGAATCCACATATAATTTCGTCATCTGGGATCAGAAAGTTTTAGATCGCATTGCGCTTCTGGAACGGAACGGTGAAAAACTGGACGCCATAAGAGAAGAACAAGAACAAGAAGTACCGATTGAATTTCAGCGTTCACCCGTCCGCCGAAGCCAACCGATGTTTTCGCGTTCGGACAACCCGGATTACAAATGGTGGGAAGGTATGGACATCCGGAAACAATTAGAAAGCCTCCCGTTTAAATTCTGGCAGAAGCCCCGTGATTTTATCGCTGATGGATATGTTCCCATCACCAGAGCAGAAGCGGATAAACTTTATTATGACGGAATGGATATATTTGTTGCTCGTGTTGATCTAAAGGGTGCGGAGACTACCGGGAACGAAGGATGGTTCATGCACCCCAGGAGCAGTTTCTATGGATACCAAGGATATAATTATGATGAAACATATTATCAAAACAAAAAAGCAAAAGAGTTGTATCAAAAATATTCGAAAAGATATTCTTTATCCGAAAGAGGAAGAAAGGATACTGTTCAAGAGGGAATGCGAGCAGATACCGGAATACAAGACGGGTTGCAGGAAGTAGCATTCTCTCGCAGGATGTTTGGAGACCTTAAACCCCTTGATTACATCTCCTCTTACATCCCCGATTCCTTATCTTCGTGGTTTAAGCAAACCTCAACTAACTCCGTACCTCCTTCTGATATCTCTCAAACCAACGGAACATGGGAAATTCCCGCATCCTCAACCATGAATACTCTTACTTACATCATGGCCGATCGAAACATTGACCTTCGGGACATCGTCAAATCCATCGAGAAAACTCATGGTATATTGGAAGATCAAAAAAATACCAGTCTCAAAGAAACACTCTTCTCCGGCAGATTGAGTTCCCGTCTTGATGATTTTGTCAATAATGAACTCCATTCTGTTATTTCGGCAATGGCCAAAAATGGGATATCCATTGCTCAAATTGAAGAATATCTCCATGCCCGTCATGCCGAAGAAGCTAATGATTATCTTGATTCTTTGCCGGAAGATAAACGTAAGGGTAATGCCGGTATATCAACGGAAGATGCTAATGATTATCTTGATTCTCTTGATCCGGCATTAAAGGAAAAGTATGAAAAAATAGCCCTGATGTTGGACAAGATAACCCATAAAAATGCCCAATTGCTTGTTGATTATGGTCTGGAATCTCAGGAAACTATTGATAAATGGTTTAATAAATACAAACATTATGTTCCCCTTTTCCGTGAAGACATAGAAGAACGTCCTGGAACCGGTCAGGGATTTACAGTGGCCGGATCAGCATCCAAAGGGCGCACCGGATCGGAACGTAAGGTTGTCCATATTCTTTCCAATATCGCTATGCAGAGGGAAAGAACACTTACCAGAGGAGAGAAGAATAGAGTATCTCAATCACTGGTATCTTTGGCAGAAAACTTTCCCAACGAGGATTTCTGGAAGATAATCAAAATCCCCAGACTCAGCGCTTTTATCGCTCCCGGTATTGAGGCTAAAATAAAACCAAATGTGGTTGTAGCCAGAATCAAAGATGAAGAAACAGGGGAAATTAAACATATTGGCGTCCAGTTTAACGAAAATAATAAGCGCGCAATGAGGATGGCTACCGCTCTTAAAAACATGGACATGGATAATATAGGCGAAATTCTTGGAACTCTCGGAAAAATAACCAGGTATGTTTCAGCCATTAATACTCAATATAATCCTGTGTTTGGAGTAACAAATTTCTTCCGTGATATGGGAACGGCTGCGTTTAATTTATCTACTACAAAAATTGCCGGTAAACAAAAAAAGGTGCTGAGTAATGTTTTACCGGCCATGAAAGGTATTTGGCAGGCGACCAAAGGTAATGAATCATCAGAAATGGCCAAACTGTTTAAGGATTTCCAACTTCATGGTGGGCAGACCGGATATCGTAATCTATTTGTTGTAAGCGAAGACCGGGCAAAAGATATAGAAAGGGAGCTAAAGTCTCTTCAGGCAGGAAAACCAAGGCGGTACCTCAGCGCTTTTGCCAAAATTTTATCTGATTATAATACCATGTCGGAGAACTCAATCCGTTTATCCGCTTATAAAGTCGGTATTGAATCCGGTATGACAAAAGACAAGGCGGCGTCCATGGCCAAAAATTTAACCGTGAACTTCAATAAAAAGGGTCAAATTGCCGGTCAGGCTGGCGCTCTTTACGCTTTCTTTAACGCTTCAGTACAAGGAGCTGTCCGGATGTATGAAACGCTTAAGGGGCCAAAGGGATATAAAATTATTGCCGGAGGTATAATCCTTGGAGCAGCCCAGGCCATGATGTTAGCCGCAGCAGGATTTAAGGATGAAGAACCGCCTGAATTTGTCAAAGAACGCAATGTTATAATTCCCATTGGCGATAAAAAATACATCACTTTCCCCATGCCGCTAGGGTTCAATGTTATTCCTAATGTTGGTCGTATCCTTGCAGAAATAACCCTTGGCGGCGGTAAAAATGCAGGGGTCAAAATGTCCGGTTTAATCGGAATTATTATGGAAACATTTAACCCCCTGGGATCTTCAGGATTGTCCATGCAAACCGTGGCGCCTACCTTTCTGGACCCGTTTGCGGCTTTAGCTGAAAATAAGAACTGGACTGGAAGACCAATTTACAAAGAGGATTTTAATTCCCTCAACCCAACTCCGGGAACCAGTAGAGTTAAAGATTCCGCGACAGCCCTTGGCCGCGGTCTTGCATGGGCATTTAATATCCTGACCGGTGGAAATAAATACACTCCCGGATTGTTTTCTCCCACTCCCGACCAGATAGATTATTTAAGCGGACAGATTACCGGCGGGTTAGGGAGAGAAATCGGGAAAACGTCCATGATGTTTGAATCATTATATACGGGAGAAGAATTACCAGCATATAAATTACCTTTAACCGGTAGATTTTATGGAACCGTTGAAGGACAAGCTAATGAATCCAATAAATATTATTCTAATCTTAAAAAACTTAATGTCCATGAAGCAAATATCAAAGGACGGATAAAAGATAGAGAACCTGTCAGCCAATATATTAAAGATAATCCCGAAGCAAAGCTTTGGAGAATGGCCAATACGGTAGAAAATACTATAAGTAGAATTAAAAAAAGAAGGGAATCGGCAAGGACTCCTGAAGCTAAAAAGATCTATGATAAATTAATAACGCTTCAGATGAAACGATTGAACAATATGGTGGAGAAAGCGGGTGGTTGACATTCTCCTTTACCGTGACGCCAGGATCACCGGTATCAGACTTACAAATTATGCAAATTTCACAATAATCCGACATACAATCGCTTATCTCCTATTTTCCTCATGGCCTTGTGTATAAAATTTGGAAGTTTCTCTACTGCCAAATCATTTATATCAGGCATAATTCCTGTTTCTACGCACAACGCAAATATTTTCTGAAGACAATATACTTGCTCCTTATATGTTTCAGAATATTCTAATACTGATTTGTCGAAAAAGCTATCAGTAATATTATTATAATCTCCTTTATAAAATCCTTTCGTTTTGCAGTAATCTCCCAACTTGGTCCCAGGGTACGGAGTATATATAGATGTCCAAGAATAAGTAGGACGACACTCAATATTTAATTGCAAGGTGAGCAAATCATCCTCTATTGAAGATTCCGGCAACTGAAGTATGTTCTGAATCATATACATTATTTGGGAATCTTTGAGTAGAGAAGACGCTTTCTTAATGTCTTCAACCCCATATCCTTTTCTTCCAATCAATTCCCTTAATCTATTACTGGCCGATTCTAAAGCCATTCGGACAGCAATGCAACCAGACTGTTGTAATAATTTTACCCGTTCTTCGGTTATCTGTTCCGGTCTGAAATTACATTGATAGGGTTTTTTAATTTCGTCTTTCATTCCTTTTGAAAATTCCATAAACCAATTCATGTTAACCCCGAAACAACTATCCTGAAAGAAAATATATTCCGGATTAACAGATTTTATTTCAGCAATCACATCTTTTGGATCTCTGACTCTTACGCCTTTCTGTTCGGGAAATAGTTCTGCCCATTTTGCATTATAACAATATCGACAGGCAAACGGGCAACCGCGGGAAGAGACAAAGTCTCTTATCTTCATATTGGGAAAATCGGTTCTGTCCGGCCAGGGAATTTCGTCAATAGATTTATATACCGTATAATTATCTTTTGTTAAAAATTGGTTTATCCAATTTTCACCTTCTCCTTTTACTATTTCATCTGCCCAATCATATCCTTCCGGGAAAAACGTGGGATCGCAATTGCCAACAATTGATTTAAATTTTAATTGACTTTTTAACCGGTCATTTAGAATTTTAAATTTATTCCTGTCTCCGGTAAGAATAGAATATCCTATAATTTCCGGTTCCCATTTAATCGCATAATTACAGGCATTTTGTAAATCTGTTATTTTACATTTATGGCCGGATTTTTTAATAATAGATGATAAATACATGACTCCTAAATTTTCCATCATCTTGCTTTTGACAACCAGTAATACTTTCATTTTTCCCTTATTTAATTATGCCAAATTTCTTTTAATACCTGCGGAATCTTTACAAATAATCGGGTAGGGGGAAGTTTTTCTCTCCCCCTTATTATTTACTTAAACCCAGACCAAGACCTAGACTCAGACCAAGACCTAGCCCAAGACCCAGACCAAAACTTAGACCTAGACCAAGATCCGGACCCAGACCCAGACCAAAACTTAGACTTAGACCCAGACCCAGACCCAGACCTAGACCTAGACCTAGACCAAGATCTATTTTGTCTTATGTTTCGTAACGAAGTCATAATATCTCCTTATTTAATTATGCCAAAACTTTCTATTGATTGTTTCATCACATAATGGTCATTTGGAAAAACCTGATAATCTTTCCATTTTTTATCAGTAAATGCTCCTGTTTCGTATACAATTCCGCAATCTGAAAGAAGTACACAATCATCATTTACGCCAATCAACTTACCTGTATAAATATAATTAGCGCAAAATAATGTTATTCTTTCACCTAAAAATTTTATTAAACCCTCTTCCTGAACTTCTTCTACTAATTTTTTCATCACTTTCTCCTTTGTTTAATTTAGTTGTTTAAATGCTTTATTATTTCGTTTACATTTTCCTTATTAATCTCTTTATTTATCACGTGACAAAGTCTATCCGGTTTAACTATAGACCAATCCAGTTTGACCATTTCTTTAATTACATCTTGTTCGTATCTCCAACCAATAACATTAATCGGATTGCCTCCGCAAATACTATAAGGAGGAACATTATGGCTTACCAAACTTCCAGCTCCAATTATTGCGCCCTGACCAATCGTAACACCGGAAAGAATAATTGACCGATATCCAATCCAAACATCATCGCCCACTATTATTTCTCCTTTGGTTTCGGCTTCTTCAACATATCCCATGAATTTAACTTTACAAGGGAAAGTAGTAACGCCATGATAATGATGATTACCACCCAAAATAAACACTACATCATCAGCAATGGAACAATAATGACCGATAGAAAGGTGTTCGTTTTCTTTTCCCCAAGTATAACAATAAAGGATTCCATAAGTATAATTTCCCACGGTTACTTTATTGGTATCAAATATTCTACCAATAAATGTTTCATTGTGAGTGTTACGTTTTCGCCATTCATTCTGCATATTTTCAAATTCTCTCCAACACAGTAAGGCCATTGTTATTTATTTTGTGACACTCCATGGGGTTTGCCCCGTGGTAGGTTACAATTCACTCATCGAATCAGCCTTACTCCTCCAACTTCAGTAAGCTGTTCCTTTTGATACCATTGAATATCAACAAAACATTCTTTTAAACTATTCAGTCTTGCTGCGCCCACCCAGGCATAAGGAACAATATCATATTTCCCGTTACGCAATAGTTTCCGGGTAAATATGTAAAATCCATTTAATTGCGGCGTGCGTTCATCGGTATTTTCTGTCATAATAATATTCAAATCGATCATTTGTTGGGCAATAGACTCTTTATCAGAGGTGTCAACCCCTAAAGTGTTTAAAACCTTATCCACCGCGGTTTCCAGGATAGCTACCGCTTGAGACACCGGCTCATCCTGTAATTTCTGTCTCTGCTCTGTGCGGTGTTGGAGTTCATCAGCAGAGATTTCAAACCATTTTTTTTCTTCAGCCATCAGCTTTCTCCTTTACCCATTTCAACAACTCTCTTACGATTGTCTTTGATGGAAGTTTTCTGGTCTGTCGTTCGTAGTCATAAATCAGTTCGTTTAAATTCTGATGCCAACGAATGTAATCTTTTTCTTTTTGTTCATTTTTTATCATTTCCCACTCTTTACCTTTTTGATGTCCACATCATCAAATTTATCATTATTAAATTTCCATCTCAGCAACGGTGGTGGTTCATTGACTTCTCGAGACAACTGATAGAGGAAATTATTCAGCGCTCCGGCTTCATCATAAGCCATGGTGATATAGTCAAACTCATTGCCTTCATAGTCAATGTGCGCTGAAAATTTTATTTTAGATCGGTATTTGGTAATTGGTTTCTCTTTCATGGCTATGTTTCTACACCAGGTGATTATTTTCTGTCAAGGAAAATTTTTCACTTATGAAAAATATTTTTATCCCCAATCTTAACCTATTGTATATAAACACTAATCAAAATAAGTAAAAAATATTTAAAATTTCTCTTGACTTTATTTTTCACTTGTGAAAAATAAGAAGCCATGCAAACCAGACTTTTAAATAAAATTACAAAAGACCTGAAAAAAATATCCATGCTGGAATTATCCCGAAGGATGAAAATACCATGCTCTACTCTTTGGAGAATTGCAAATAAAACATCTTCCGGAAGGATGGCCAGTTGGGATATTATAGAAAAGTATTACAAAAAATATAAACGAAAACAATAACAACGAACAACGAACCCGGAACCCGGAACACGAAACAGAAAGGAGAATAATTATGCCCCCCACTATTGAAGATTTTTACGAGCCATTATGCAATCAATTTATTCCCGATTTTCACCGAGGCGCCTGCCAATATTACGACCAGGCGGAAAATGAAAAGGTATGCGGATACTGTAAAAAGAAGGAACTATACAGGTGCCTTGCCGACTGCAAACGGATTATACCTTTGTCCTATTCTTCAGTATCCGATTTTCTTACCTGCCATTATTTGTATTACCTAAAAGCAATTAGGGGAATCCAGATTAACAAACCTCAACTATCTTCAGCGTTGAAGAAAGGTGTATTATGGGACAGAGTGCTTCAAAACCTGTTATCCAGTCAAAAACTACACAATATATCTGAAGTAATTGCTGAATACGAAATGGAGGCCAAAGATGTGGCCAGTGTCAAAGGTATCTACCGCGCATATAAACAACTGGAAATTATCACAGAACCCAACGGAAACTTACAGGCCAAAATCGACCTTGCAATACCATTTAATTCGACCTGGGCAGATAATTCTCCGGTAGAAATGCTGGTAAACGGTTATTATGACAGGAAATATCCAACATATTTTGTGGAAAATAAACTATCCAGCCGACCAACCAACTATGAAAATACCTATTTTATCCAGTCTCAGGTTGGGGTATATTTTCTTGCCGACCCTTCTCTGGAATATTGTATTATGGAAATAGTCCGCACTCCCGACCTCAAATCCGTTGGAAAACATAAGGATGAGAGCCCGGAAGATTATGAAGAACGGGTTTATCAGGACGTAATCTCCCGACCAACACATTATTTTCTGGGATATGATATCAAGACTCATAAATACGGGAGGAAATATTACCGGAATGAGTTTAATCCTGAGGAATTAAAAAGCCGGTTTATTCATGTTTTCAGGGAAATATATAACGCAAGGTGGTTGGATGGCTGGTATCGTAATGACCGGGTATGCAGCTCAGTTCTTCCGGGAATTGCCTGCGATATGCTGCCAATTTGCAGGAATGGAAACTGGAATGAAGATAATTATACAATAAGAGAAAAAGTAATTGGAAAATGGTGAAAGAAATAAATAAAAATATATAAAGGAGGAATTGAAAATTGAGAGTAGGAATCTATAAACCAGACATATCCCATAAAGACGATCGTGGCAACTTTATCCTGATTTATGGGGATTCAGGAGTTGGTAAATCAGCAACAACAATCCAGACGGCTCAAGACCCAATTTACTGGATAGTGGCGGAAAGAGGACAGATTGACCTAACGGTGAAAGCGATTAACCGACCGGATATAAAGTTAAAGATTGGTTATTATGAAGGTTGGGATGATTTGCTGGAAACCATCTATGATGTAAAGAACTTTGAAAAGATTAAAACTGTTCTTTTCGATGGCCTGACCCATGTAATGAATGTTCACCTGGCCGATGAGATTCTGTCTGAGAATTATGAGTCCAGAGATAAAAAGAATGATAAAAGTGAAAAGGATATGACGACAAGGGTTAAAGGCACTCCTGAAATGTATGGAGTGCTCAGTAAACAAATGATTCGGTTAATGAAAGGATTTGAACAGCTCACTATCGCTGGAATTGATGTGATCTGCACTGCCCGGTCGCAGGATTCACCAAAATGGAACCGTGATCTATCCTGCGCTCCCGCTCTGGCAGGAAAGGAATTTCCCAGGGATATGAAAGGATTTTTTGATATGATTGGGTTAGTGGAACGGAATATCATTGATGGCCAGGTTGAGTATCCTCCGTTGGTGTCATTTGAGGATGATGGTAGTTTTTTAAGCAAGTTTACAGGAATAAGACCGGAAGGTGGGGTGAGGAGAAAACTATTTAATATTAAGAAGATTCTCGATTACGCACACGGCAGATCTGGAGAAAAATAACGAGGTAAGAAATGGTTTACGAATGTGTTTTATATCATAATAATAAACCGGTAGATTGTTATAGTCCCATCATCAACGAAGATGATGTTACTGAAACAGAAGAAGGTTTACATATTATTATAGGCAATAATGATTCCTATGATATATCCACAAAACAATACGATTTTTATGTGTTGAATGAGATTGAACTGGTCAAATTAATATGACAGTTATGGCAGTTGGAATTAAGCGTCGTGAAGGAGAAAAGAGAGGGAGTTAACTACTGTGAATAAGGAGGTGATGATGTGGCATAATTTAACCGTGTTAAATACTGAACAAGGAGGTAGATCGATGGGTGACTCGATGGGTGACTCGATGGGTAACAAAAACCCAAATACAACCAGTTATGAAGATATGATGCTGGTTGCCTTTCTGAAATTGAAAGGATTTATAGTAGTTCCCTGGGTAGATAGGAACAACACAGCTGATACCAGAGTATCTTTTGATATCCAGGGTGACGAAAATGAAATTGAAGCTGCCGTGAACGCGTTTTATGCAAATGAACAGATTGGAATACAGGATTTTTGCAAATCATTTAAGGAAACGAAATCGAATATGCATGCGTTAAAACGGGTAGGAAAAAGTTAAACGTTATTTTAACCGGATTTAATTTAAGGAGAAAAAAATGAAAGAACAGGCTCATGATGGAAAAACATTTACAGGAATTCAGGTGCCCGATGGCTGGCACGAAATTGAAGTTCAGGATGGAATTAATTACATTGCAGATAAAGGCGGAAATATTTATCAGGACAAGGAAGGTTATAAGGGATGGAAAATTCCTATGAAGGTTAAAAATGATGATGATCCGGCAAATGGTGGAACTGTCGGATGCTCGGTATTTGAAGCTAATGGCGGTGATTTGATGGCCACGATTCTTGACGCTGCCGGTCTATGGAAAACAATTTGCGAAAAATTTCCAGGTGATGATGTGACTGTATTTGACAAGAAAATAATGGATGGCGTAAAAACACGTCTACCAGGGAAAACATTTATGATTGAGTCACGCTTGGATAAAGCCGGGTTCGCTAAAGTCATTTCCGTTGCCAGTTATGCCAAATATAAGGAACTGATTGCGGAAAAGAAAGATGAAAAGAAAGATGGGAAAAAGGAAACATCAAATAAAGAAACAAAAGCTACCGAAACCGGTGGTGATTGGTAAGATGTTGTAAGATGTTGTAAGATGTTGCAAGATGTTGGA